ATCCTGGTATAAACCATTTTTTATTTGACATAATCTTCAATTATTTCTACATCAGTCCATGCTGCTAAATGTACTACTTCACCATCATCTCTGGTGCAGTAGCTATACATTCCATCTATAGATCTAAAGTTAAGTTCTTCTCCTGCTTCAACGGGAGGAGCTCCGGGCGGTACCTTATCTTTGGTAACTATTTTTATTCTACTATTGTTGGGTACTTGGTGTAATTCCATTTTATTTATTTAAAGTTTCTTTTAATAAAGGTTTTAGCATTGCATGAACCTTATCAAAACCATGTAACTTCATAGCATCTGATATGTCTTTACATATAGTTGGTACAAAACCGTTAATTTTATATGCATCAGCATATTTTTCAACAGCTTTAAGGCCAGCCTCATCATTATCAAAGAGAGTTATTACTTTCTTGTATTTCTTTTTAAGTATAGCAATTACATGAGGCTTTATCATTGTATTTTCACTATCAGGTGCTAATACTTCTAAATTATAACCCATTCCTTTTAAACACATTGCATCTTTTAATGATGAGCATATTACAAGATATGGTTGGTTATATTTTAATTGGTCAACTCCTTGTAAATAAGGTTTAACTTTATGAAATTTGTGTTTTTTACTAAATGGTTGATATATTTTATAAACTTCATTATTTTTATCAAAGTATCCATAGCACCATTTACTACCTACCTGTAAAGATCTAAACTCACCGTTATCTTCTTTAGCCATATTATAGTACTCAATAGGTTTTATATTATATTCTTCTAAAACTGTTTTACCAATTCTAAAAGACAACCAGAACTTTTTATCTTCTATTGTCCAATCTCTAGTTTTTATATAATCTATTTTCCATTTAACTACAGGTTTAAATGTTTGTTCTTTAAAATCCGGAGATTTAATATGTATATTATAATCATTTACTACTTTATTCATAGCATCTGTATATGATATATCAAACATAGCCATAACTAAATCTGTTTTGTTACCCATCTTACCAGTTGAAAAATCCTTAAACTTATATTGCATAATGTTTTTATCAACATATATACAAAAGCTAGGAGTCTTCTCATTAGGATTAAATATAGATTTAATCTTAACATCTTGACCTGTTAAAGTTTCTGATAGATTTAAATAATACTGAAACGCCCAGTAGCTTGGTACATCTGAGCCTTCTCTTACTAAATTTTTAGTGTTAAACATTCAGTGTATTGTTTTAAAATAAATCAAGGGGTGCTGCCAGGTCCTTTCGGAAACACTATGCAGACACACCCCTATCATTACTTAAATTAACTAATTATAAATCAAAGTCATCACCTGTAGCTGTAGCTGGTTCAAAGCTTGTAGTTGTAGGTGCGTTTTGCGTTTGAATTTTTCTTAAATGATTTTTATTATTTTCATCATAAGTTAATAACCTAGAGTTTTCTTTATCTATAGCTTCTAAAGGTATACCTTCTTTACTCATTTTAGGTAAATATAAATCAAAGTTTATATAACCTTCTTTATTTTCCCACTCACGGCCTCCTATACAAGCATTAATATACTCACTATTAGAAAATAATTTATTACACTCATCCATAAAAAGCTCAATAGTATTTGCTTCTATTTTATCTAAGGCTTCTCTTTTATTAAGAACTTCACTTAAATATACCATTCCTTTTAATACCTCAGTATCTTTACTGATTTCTCTACCTGATGGTAATATAGCATCTTTATATGGGTATTGTGAAAATCTAACTCTACCTACTTGGCCAAGATAACGCTCACTATTAGGATTATTCATATCCTTTGAGAAGCCATTAAATTCACCTGTTATAGGTTCAGATTCTACATTTAATACAATATTAAAAGATTCAGCATCATATGGTGTTGGATCAAATGATATAGAATTAATTTTAACTTTTTGATTACCTACTGAAATTACTGGTTTTGTGTTGCCTGACCCTGCAGACATGTCTTTAGTACTTAACATAATTTTTGATTTTTAATTAATAGATTATTCTTCATATTTTTGCATGCATGCTTTTACATACGCTAGGTCATTAGGGATAAAAGAATCCTCAAACATACCCATTGGTGATTTACATGTGTTCTCTCCTGAGTTTTGGGTTTCAAAACCATATGAGAGTTCACCATCATCATTTTTATTTACTTTTCCAAATAGCACAATGGAAAATAGGCCTTCCAAAGTTAAAGTATTATCTATCATTTTACCAATAGTTTTAGCTTTAATTTTTCTGTTACCGTTTATATCAGTTGAATCTTCTGAATGTGTTAAAAAGATTACAGTTAAGTCATCTCTTAAATCTTTAGGCAACTTTGCCACCATGGCAAGGTTAGCTGCAATTTGAGTAAACTTATCATAACCTTTCTCATTAGCTCTGTCAAAGTATTCAAAAGAACTCATATATTGCCAGTCATCTACAACTAAAGTTTTGATCTGTAACATTTTATCACTAACGTGCTTCATTGCTTTAATAATACCAGGAGCACTAGCTGCTGATGTTAAATTTCCTTTTGGATTTTCTTTACTAATCTGAGTATACATACTCTTATAGCCTTTGAATGGTAAAGGTTTGTTTGCAATATTTATAATGAAAGTCTCATCTGGATTTAATGTTCTGATTGAGGTAGACTTTCCGGTACCTGAATCAGCAATTACTAATACGCTTTGTGCCATGTTTACTTGATTAATTTAGTTATTACTTTTGTTAATGTTATTAATGTCTGATTAATTTCTTCTAACTTATCCACTGTTAATGATGATGTTGTTGCTTCTGGATCAGCTATATTAAAAAGTTCTAATTTTTTTTGTTGCATGCCAAGATTCAGCTTCTCTTTTAACAAAGGCAACTTAATATTTTTGCTAGTAATATCATTTATTACTTTTAATTCACTAACCGGTATAAGGTGTCTTTGAAATCCTGAGTTAGAAGTAATAAGTTCATACTCAGATTTCCAATGTGGATTATAATGTAAAAGATATAATGTTCTTTTTGGATCTTCAGAGTCATAATCTATACTTACAAACTCTGTGTATATATCTGATTCTTTTTCAAGCTCACTAGGAAAAAATGATACATGCAATTCATCTTTTCCTGATGGTCTATACGCCATCTTAGGTATATATAATGCATTAATTTTACCTTCTGTTTGAAAATAATCTTCATGCATTGTCTTTAAGTTTAAAACTTTCTCTTTACGTTGCTGTGGTGTTAATCCCATTTTATTTTTATTTATATTTTGTGTATTCATTTTTATATTTTTTCATATATATATGTATTATATAGTTGGGGAGCAGTTGGGTTGGGTGAGCAATTACCTACGTTCTTGTTGACCCGGTGTATTCATCTCCTCAATTTGCATTTGTTCAAACTTAGCTTTAAAGAAACTCATTCTTGCATCACCATTTCTTGCTTTAAGAAAGTGTAATACTAATGTTCTATCATTTTCTATGATATACCTATCAGGCCCATAGAACCTAATCTTTTGTTTAGCCGGCCTATTAATACCTATTAACATATCTGCATGTTGTAACATTGCATCTGATCCAAATATATCTGATTCAAGTATATAATTACCATACTTACCATCTATAGCCCTGTCCGGGTTATCTATGTTTCTATTAAGTTGTGATAAAGCAATAAATAAACAAGGATAATCTCTTTTACACTGAGTAAAAAATTCACCAAGCTCAAACATCATATCTAATGTATTGTTTTGATAAGGTGCTCTTTTAACTAACATAGTATGATCTAAAGTTATTATTGTTTTTTTCCCTTTATGCAATTCCATATACATATCAACTTGTTCACGCATTTGATTTACTGTTAATGGTGTACTAATAATATCTACTGGATTCTTAACTCTTTCTTTAGCATACTGTAAACAATTGTTTAATACATCAGGTTGTAATATACTACCTGCACTACATAGTTCTTTGTATGTTTTACCAGTCATAGAACTGAACTCTCTAATAGCTGATGTTCTACCAACCATTTCAAATTGAAATTCTAATACTCTAAAGTCATCATTTGGATTTAAAGCAAATGATTCTCTAATAATTTGATCTTTAATTAGCGTTTTACCTGATCCAGGTCTACCACCAATTACAGTTAA